ATGATAAAAGATTTATAAAAAAATTTTGAGAATTGGAAACGTTTTATCGTCTTTATAAGAGTAGACAACAAAAAAGGAGAATACATTATGACAGCAACAGTTACTTTACATATTCGTGGTGAGCAGGTAGACGTTACTCCAGAGTGTTCACAGTTGTGGGAGATTGTTGAGAATATTATTAATGATAGAGGGCTCAGAAAAAACCCTCGCCTACATGGAGTGACTAAAGGTAATACTCATCATGTTAAGTTGGTATCGCCGGTAATTACGAAGATTGATATCCACACTGAAGACATGGAGTACGACTCGAAAAATTTCCATGCAGGAAAGTTAGATAGGTCACTAAAATAATAGTTGACCCATAAAGTAAACAGTTGTATATTATTTATATAGTAATTATGTTCTTTAACAATTTGGTGAATACATAGCGACAATGCTGTGGGGTATTTAAAAGAGTACTGCTGAGTAGACCAAACTAGGGACCGCTCTAGGTTAAGGGTACGCTGAGGGAGCCTGAGTTGAAATATGGGGTCATGTCCATAGGAAGGCAGGGGTGAACAGGGCAAAACACTACGGTAAACGAGGACGGTGCACAGAATTTTAGTAACTGTATTTGGAGAGAATACAGGCAATACTCTCAAAAGCCACGCTGTCGGCTCCCTAATTCTGGGTACCTGACTAGGCTATGTGTTCTCCAAATTGTTAACTACTAAGGAAAGGAAAGCTTATGACAGTTTTAGATTTGTTAGGCGGTGACATAAAGAAGTTGCCAAAGGACGTGCAGAAAATATTGAATACGAACATTGCTTCAGATTCAAAACAGTCTGTCACGAAAATAAAAAACATGCACCCAATACACGCGCTTAGGGTATGGGGCTTGGACATGAAACGGAAGTAGAAAGGGGATACGATGAGGAACTTAGCAGACATAACCAAACCTTTTCGGGGGAGTGAAATGAAAGAAAAAATTAATGCCGTGCAACGGCTATTCGGATTCTATGGTTTTGTAACTTCACCGCTATCTCGTAGGAAGATATCCCATTTAATTTGTCGAGGTAAAACCATTGATGAAATTTATGAAATTGGGTGTGATGTTTTTTGTGAGTACAAAGGAAAATAAATATGCAATTGAATTCAAATAACGGACGGAGTTTAGGGGGGCGTAAAGCTAGAAAGCTTAGAAGAGAATACGCTAAGAAAATGAAACAAATTGGCGATAGGAAATTAGGTAAGCGAAGGTTTGAACACGTTAATCCTGTGACAGACCCAGATGACCACGCCAGACACAATCAACGTTTAAACGATATTGAAAGGGGTAAGTGATTATGAACGCGAAGGATAAAAAACAATTAGAAGATGACATGCTTACATTAATTAAACATTTAATGGAAGATGAAAACTTAACAAAGGGTGAAGCTTTTGTTGTACAGGGTTTTATACTAGCGATTACAGCTAGGACAAAAAAACAATCAGACACAGTGATTGATAATGTTCTGGGTTTAATTGAAAGTTTAAAAATATCTAAAGAGAAAATTGAGATTCTCAAAAAGGTTGCAGAAAAACTTGTATTTAAACATGGCCCAAGTAATGTTCCGTCGAGGAGTATCCAATGAGGAACTTAATTGTTAGGGAACAAATAAAAAATCCCAAAAGAAATGCAGGCAAACACAAAGATAGACGCGAGCAATATGAAAAGCGTTTAAACTCTCGTGCGATTGCTTTGGCTTTTATCGAAGCAGAAAAAAAGAGAAAGGAGAAAGTATGACATCAGAAAAAAATACAACCCGAAAATGGAGAAACATTTTGAGTGAAGACAAAACCTCAGTGGTGACTGTGAAGTTTAGCAGGGTCATTGAATGTAATGCTGATTTACATTTCAGTGGAAATGATTTATCTGAAGCTGATAAGGATGCGTTGCGAACTGGTGACCATTCGTTACTATCTGAGGGAGCAAAAGAGTGGATTGTTTCTTTGCTAGAGAATCCTGAAGGCAGAGGTATTATTCAGGAAGGCAATATCACTGACGTAATAATCGAAGAAATTACTTATAAGGAGACAGGCGATGAACAAAAACATTAAAATCTGTAGCGGTAACGCAATTATGGCAAGCATCTGGACAGTCTGGGGTGCCCTCGTGGGTTGTGTAATCAAGGATGTATTTACAAACTTTCACTTTGTAAACAATGTAGGTTACCTTGGGGCCCTTGCTATCGGGGGTATAATTGTTTTGATTGGAGCGTGTAATGTTCTTTACACTGTTTATCACTGTGTAGTTTCAACTAGGGGGAAGACTTATGAGTAAACCAGAGTTTAAAGAAAAGATTGACCGGAATATATTTCACAATGACCCGAAAGACTGGGTAGAAACTGTATCAGATATATTCATGGCAATAGCTTTGTGCGGCATAGCTATAATGTTTGCCGGTTTATTAATCGTTTGGTTAGAAAGTTTTATTTTAGGACTATGATTTTACAAAATAAAAAAGCAAGGGAGCGTCACCTAAATGTGTTTAAACTTCGACAAGAAGGTAAGACTCTCCCTGAGATTGCACAAAAACTTGGGGTGTCCAAGCAACGTATTTATTTTATGTTGAAGAAGTATCGGGAATATTTGAACGTATCGCGACATCCAACAAACGAGATTCAATAAGTAACCTCGTTGCTAGTTCAGAAGCTTCGGTAAATTTATCCTGCCGGAGTTTCTGGTCTAGTTCCTCTACCATCTGACGTAACTCATAATAAATTGGATAAGGTGCAATACTGTCACCGCCCATTAAATCATCAGCCGAAAGGGTCTTCGATTTCTGTGTAGCTTCCTGTTGTTGTATCATAATTCATCTCCACTAATCCTGTCTTACCTACCCAACGATACCTACATTTCCAACAAATAACCTCTGTTATTTTTTCTTGTCGGTGTACCGTTAGCCCTACATCAGCTTTTGCCCACCACGCCATACTACCGGAGATAGCCATACCATCGGGTCTGGGTAATTCATTTCCGTACCTTTGCATCTTGGCAGGGTGAGCGACAAACCAAATATGACACCCATATGCCTTGGCAAAGCTTTGTACGCGAGTAAGCATATTGCTAATGCTCTCAGTTTCAGAAGATTCTTTATCCATGATGATGTAGTTATAAGGGTCTATAACTGCCCCTCTAACTCCGTCTCTGGCAACTGCAACTTTGAGACGTTCCAGAATACTATCAATTGTACTGGGCTCGCTAGACTGATGCGTTAAAAAAATGAAGTGATTGTTTACCCACTCGAATCCCTCAGTGTATTCCTCTTTGTTCATTTGATTCTTGCCCTCAAAGAATCTTTTCTTTTGTCTGATTTCCATCAGTCTGGCTATGTGGGTTTCTGGGGCGTTCTCAAAGGAACACACAGCAAACTTCCAATCATGTTGCGAACCAAGGTTGACCATTAACTGGTCTACAAAATTAGACTTACCGCTAGATGGGTAACCAGTCACCACAGTTAATTGCCCCTCAACTACTGTGTAAATATCATCTAAAGTTTTGTAACCGGTCGATTTACCTTTGCCTGTCCCGTTCGCTCTAAGGTTGTTTAAACGTTCTAAAAATTCCCCGGGAGACAGGAGGCCTTCAACTGGGTAAGGTTTCGCGGAGTCTAGTATTTTCTTAACTTCATCTTTGCCAGACTTTAATAACACTTCGTTAAAATCTTTATGCCCATTAAATTCTACAAGGTGACATTTATCCTTGCCTATTCGCCTTGCCAGTTCTTCGGCTAAAGCCTGACCGGCAGTATCATTATCGGTAGCTATAATAATTTTTTCGCATTCTTTAATGACTTCGTGAGACTGCCAAATATATTGGAATCGTTTATCTTCACTGGGGTCTACCTTACCTTCTGATACTTTTATCGGGGCCCCTGTGGGAACTGATACAACATTGTCAATGCCACACTCAATAAGAGTTAAGGCATCTATCTCTCCCTCCACAAAAATCAGTGGCTTGGTTTTGTCAATATTGTCTATGTTGAATAGAAGTGTGGCTCCACTTGCATCTTGTGTAAAATCTTTACCTTCTAATGAGCGGTACTTTACTGCCATCATTTCTCCGTTCTTCGTGTACGGAAATGCAATTGACTTAGCCTTTTTATTTAATCTGGTAAACCATTTCTCTGCCCCGAATATTCCAACTACCTTGGCTGTGTTTTGAGATATGCCACGTTTTTCTAAAAACTCGATGTGGTCTTTGTCTAGGTTTTGTACTACTTGTGGTTTAAACATTTTTTGTTCCTCTCTATGTTGGTGCGGTGTGGGGCGTTGGTTAGGAGATTGATTGTACACCCCACTTTCTCCGCAATGATGACAAAAGAATACTTCTGTTCCGTCAGGTTTCTCCGAAACAACGCAATCTTTTGAATTTCTTTTTTTTCTATCCTGAGAACAGCGCGGACACGCAATGCGTTTTGACACTAGCATTACGTTCTTTTATTGTCTTTGCGATTTGCTTTTCTATTTCTTAATCTTAAGTTTGCCAAATTCGATTTTCCCCCTCTTCGTATTGGTATCTTATGGTCTATGTCTTTGCCTTCCCTTTTATCGGCTTTTCCATTTTTGTTTTTGTCTACCCCTATTTTATCAAGTAACCGTCGAGCGCGTTGTCTTTCTATCTGTTTTTTGTTGTCTCCCCTCCGTAACTGCCCTTGATATTCTTTCTTGTAATTTCTTTTAATTGTCATACTCAGGCTCCCTTTTCGGTAAAAAAACTTCTACATAACTGTTACATTTAGGACAGGTAAGGTTTGTAACCATCCCAAAATATTCGTCTTCGTGTTCGATGTCATGGTCTCCACCCCAAATTAACTCTGTTCTACAATGCCAACAATTCATTTCCTCTCCTTACTGTATATTCCACCCACACGCCCCCCTACCCCCACTAGGTAGAAAGACGGAAGGCTCCACCCCCTAAAAGGTACTGTGACACTTAAGCCGTAGCTTAACCCCTCGACTTCACAGTTCACGCCAGTCGCCAGATTTTACGGATTT